ACCCTGACGACCCTGACGACCCTGACGACCCTGACGACTTTGTCAACGCAGCACCAGCGAAACCTATACCAGCTGATATACCACCTTCTAGAGCTGCACCCCAAAGACTCTTTGTAGTAGAGATACCACGTTGTACGCTATTAATCCTGTTAATAGCTTCTGCATCTAAACCTTTCGCCTGTAGCAGTTGGTTTGTCTGCATATCATTTATCTGATCACTATACTTTGTGTTCTGTCTATATAGTGCTGTACGAGGATCTTGAACAAGAAGGTCTACAGTCTGCCCACTAACACCTGCCTCAGCAGCAGAAACCTTATTAGACTCACTCGTCTCAAGGGCTTGGAGAGCAGCATCCATCTTCTCTCCAGCAACCTGTTCAACACTCCTACGAAGCTCTAAAGTACTCTGAGCAGTCTTTAGATTTCTAGCAGTAATAGAACTTTCTCTATTAATTTTATACTGCTGTTCTTGAATAGCAGCTTGCTGTTTAGATGCAGAATTTTCAGCAGAAGCCCCAAGAACAGACTGACCTATTGAAAGACCACCCAACGCAATTGCAGCAGCACCCATATTATTCTCTATTTATTCTTACGAATTCTAAAAAAGGCTTAGGATTGACCCCATAGTTTTCAATCCGTTTAATAAACCTAAACCCCATAAACTTTAACCATGCTATAGATACCTTATACTCAGCATCAACACAGTTAGTAAGCACGGGAAACTCTTTATTTACTCTCTCAATCCATTCTCTGCCACCCCTTAAGAACGCCATATACACCTTTGGAAGATGTACTGTACTAAGCATCCAAGGACTAGCCAATGTAGGCAGGGCAGGACAGATGTGTGGAAGAGGACATACACCATAGATACCAGCTATCTCATCGTCTGGAGTAAAGATGGTTTCACAGAACAGGGAAGAAGTAAAAGACTCTTTAAGACCGGTTAAAAGATCTCCATGAGATGCCATAACTTCTTCTTTATCTTCTTCCCTAATAATGTGTACGAACTCTTCAATATGTTCTACAGTAGTAGGTACTACGTATGTACTTTTGTTGTCCTTTACTGTATATTTATGAAGTGTCATATCTATTATACTCGTTGTGAACGAATTGTGTAGTCTGCTTCCCAATCAACACCTTGAAAGATAGAGGGGAAGTGTGAATCATTTTCTAGCTCTATAGCAACAGCAGAAGACCTAGCCAATACAGACGCTCTAAAGAGCCCTGTCTCAGTTGGTGAAGAGTCAAGAGCGTTTGATAAGAGACCTATAACACGTCCATTGAAAACCTTATCATAGCTAAACTCTTCCTCACCACTAGCAATCCTGCTAAGAGGTATGATCTTTACCTTAAAGAAAGCTGTATTACTATAGTAGATAGAGTAGTTCTTAATCCTAAGAGACCCTGCCAACACAGGCTGCTTGTTATTCTTCATGAACGGCTCACTGAACCTATATCTGAAGGTATAGGAAAGACCACCAAACACAACCCTTCCTTCTGCTAAGACATCCTGAACAGAGGCTGCTTCTATAATCTGTCCTCCGTCTGTTACATAGACAATATTTTCATCAGTATATGGTGCAGTCTGCCCAACCTCCGTAAGAATAAACCTTCTATCTAGATGAATAGAAAACCCACTTGTATATGCTTTAGCCTCATCTTCAGTGAACCTAATTTTTTCTAGATATATACCGTCTGTGTGGTTAACTAAAAGATTTAGCTCACTTTTATTGAACTCACAGTTTAACACTTCTCCAGAAAATGTCCACTTACTCCAAGCTGACTGAACCTTATCATTTCCAGCCCAATAGAACCTATAGATATAGACAGAGTTTCTATCACCTTCGCTCTGAACTATAAGCGTGTTATCATTACTGGAAGCCTGAATGTTAAAGACCTCTCCTTCTATGTAAGAAGGGATATGAGATGTGACTTCAACAGCATCATTTGCATCTGTATCTGTGTCAATGAAGTACTCCCAAAGGCTGCCAAATTCACCACGTCTAGAAGCAAAGTATACAAACTTACCAATAGCCTGTGGCTTAGCTGTAAGGCTTGCCTCAAACTCTGTTGTGTTAGAGATGTTAATAGTCTCAGGAGTAAGTATTGTATCACTACGAACTTTAAACTGGGTTAGTTCTGAAAAGAGTAGAAGACTATCAGAGAAGGGTACAGCATGTTTAAGAAGACTTACCTTGTTAGAAGATACTGCAACATCAATAGGGTCACTATCAACAATTGTAAGTGTTGTCTTCCTAAAGAAATCATAAGCCTCAAAACTACCAGACCTACTAAAGATAACATTCTCATCAGACAAGAAGCCTAGTCTATCTTTGTAGAAGAATATATCAGAGAGGGTATAATCTATAAAAGAAGGATCAGGGTTTGTGATTTCATCCCCTACCTTCCGCTCTGCCCATACTGTTTCCTCTAGATGGAAGTTTCCTGTCTCATCCTTTCGGAGTGTCATAGGAAGTGTTGCAGCGTCTAGAAGATATGCTGTACTAGGTGCTATAGACTCTTCCCAAACATTCCCGGAATACTTAACCCAGTAGTCATCCTGTCCTTTCTCATTGTCTCCATTAATGAGAATCTTAAAAGCCTCTGGAGCCATTGGAGGCAGCTTTGTAAAGCTTGCTGTCTTATCTTTATAAGGTTTTACATGTTCACCGCCAAAGGAGTCATTGGTATCTATAGTGAAATCTGTTGTATCCCCATTAGTATTATAGAAATAAATAACAGAGCCTACAAGACTCACCCCCATATTTGCAGGAAGACCTGCTGTGGAGTTGTTATAACCCTCATAGGATGTAGAGGTACTAAAAGAGTTCCTAAAGAAGTTATAAAAGTGACTAGCAATAGCATCAGTACTTGCTCCAGATTCTGCAATATGAACATCTGATGTTGAATCCTGTGTAGCTGATTTAGTCTTGAATGCTAAGTAGCGTGTTGTACTTCCCTTTGCGACGGTAATAGCGAACGTGGAACTATAGTCTACATCCTTAATATATACAATACCGTCAGGGTAGCGTATAGCAGATGTAGCTGTATCCATAGCCACAACCTGCTTCTTATTCAGGATGTAGGTAAAATCAGCAATAGAAACAGCTGCTAGGTTTTCTTTAGGATTATCAAGACTATTGATATAGGTCTGTGCAGATGTATCTTCAACAGTAACGGTTTTTTCTACACCAGCCTGATCAAATACTTTAATAACCCCAACACCTTCGTTATCATAGACAATAATGTTATAAGCCTCTGATTCATCCCTACGGGCTGTATGGATAAACGCACTATCTACCGTATCTATATCAGCAAGAAATGCTATATTCTCAGAGCTTGGTCGTTTGCTAAGACCGTCTACAACAGAAGACAAGCCGTTCTCTTGAATGTCCCCCTGTGTTGTTAACCTATAAGCAGGTGGCTGTTGTGAAACACCATTAACAATGTTTGGTATAGACTGACTAATAAGAGCCATTGTATCTTCCCCTATTGCGGTCAATTACTCTATATACGGAGTAGTTATCAAAGATGTTATTATCCTCAGAGATGTTATCAAACTCTTTAAGATAGATAAGAGATTCTCTTTCATCAATAAGGGTAAAGTCATGGAGTGTTCCACTACCAACAACCCTGTCTTGATTCTTTCTTGCAGCTCTATCAATGATATATCTCTTAGCTGGCTCTGGAAGGTCTTCCCAGTCTATCTGAATAACTATATCAAGAGTAACATCCTCATCAATAATGTAGGTGTGGTTTCCCCTATCATACATACGGAGACCACGTTGAACTAGATCTTTAGATGATGGATTAAGCGAAGCATCAACCCGCAAGATGTTTGTAGGAAGGACGATCTCTCCACTAATGGTCTTTGTAAATGTCTTAGTGTACTCTGTATTGAAATTCCAAGCCCTGCTCTGTACTTCTCTATCAACTTCTTTAAGGAAGTTGTCAGCTAATACAGCTTCTAGATAACCACTCTCAAGAGTGTTTACGGGTGTTTCACCAATAGCAGCAAGGATCTGGTTAATCGCCTCTAAGCGTGTTGTACCTGCCATATATCCTATTCTAAAAATGGAAAAAAAGGGGACAGAGTTTTACCTCCATCCCCTATTTAAAAACAAAAAGAACTTATTCCTCGTCAACAGCCTCAAGCAGCGCAATAGCGGCAGCAGGACGGAGAACGTTAGCACCCTGAGCAAGCTTAGAAACCATCAGAGTACCCTGACGCTGAATCTGATACTCAGACTCTACACCAAGGTCAAGAAGTTTCACCAAAGCAACAGCTTCAGGAGTAAAGACAAAGCCACGAATAAGGTTGGCAGTGTCAAGGTAAGCCGCAGGAATATCGTAAACAGTGGTACGTCCACTACCAACAGTGTTGGCAAGAGGAGCATTACCAAGGGTTACACCAGTAGATGCATTCCACAGGTTGGTTGTAACAACATGGTTGCTCATGAAGACAGGCATACCAGCGATGTTAGGAACCATAGCTTTAGAAACAGAACCCTCACCACCAAAGTCACGGTTCATGTAAACAAGCTTATTACCGTCAGTCACATCCAGAAGAGCGTAGTACTGGTCAGGAGGAAGAACAACACAAGCACCCTCTGTGGGGACGTTCTTCTTCTCCATCTCTTTACGAGCATTAAAGATAGACTGAGCAATATACTCTGCACTAGAAGCATCAGCAGCAGCAGAACCAATGGTCACATTGTCTGTGAAGTCCTCTTCAGTGAACGACTTGTAGTCCTGAACAAGGTCAGCAGCAGCAGTAACATCAGTAGACAGCGCAGCTTTAGTAAGAGTACGGGCAATGTTCTTATCGGTCTCTTTGGCAAGAGCAATACCAGCCTCTTTAGAATAGACAGACCTAACATCATAATGATTCATCGCCTCATCAATCTTTGCAATGAACTGCGAAGAGATAAGGAGGTCATCAATAGTAACAATACGCTCACCGGCACGAATCTGTCCACCAGTAATTTCATTACCAGGAGTGAGATACTCAGCCGAGGTACGACCAAGCATGGGGAACGAAGCAGACTTACCCTTCGTAATAGAACGGGTACGAATCTTGTCCATGAAAACAGTCTTCTGCTCAAACGAGGTAAGTACCTCACCTGCATAAAGTTTGAGAAAAAGATCCCTTACATCACCTGTAAGGTTGTTCTGCCCAAGACGGGAAACACTATAGGCAGGATTAGAAGCAGCTGAAAAAGCCATAATAAAATAAAGAATGATGTTGAATAATAAAAGACAGCATCATACTGTTCACCTTTCTTTCCTAAAGTTGTCCTCGCAAGGGCTATAGTACTCTGGTTAGAGTATTGAGCTTACACAACCTTTCAGTTGTGTCTCATTACAATCATAGGAGCATCGGCTCCTTTAACTTTCTTTTTGCTTCTGAGCCACCTGAGGGATTTGAACCCCCAACCTTCGGTTTACAAAACCGTTGCTCTACCGTTAAAGCTAAGGCGGCAAGTAACCCCTATCAGGTATAGTTAAGGGTCTCTCCCTTATTTTTATACCCGATAGGGGGTGAACTAAGGCAAACAACTGCCTTAAAAAAGCGAACTATTCGCTAGCATTTTTGAGACCTTTTCCCTATAGGCTGAATCCTTATGGTATTTAGGGTCACTCATAGCTGCTGTAAGTTCGGCTGTACTATTAAATCTATTAGCACTAACAGTTCCAGTACCGCCCCTCATCAAGGTAGGCTCTGCGTCAGCACTAAACTTAGACATGATGCCGTTAACAGCAAGACCAATGTAGTCAACATTACCTGACTCTATGGCTTTGTTAAAAGCACCAATCTCTCTATCATTGAGGTTTTCCCCAGCCCACTCAAGCATAGCTGAGTAGTTTTCTGCACCTCCTGCAAGACTCTGAACGGATGTTTTAAGGTTGTCTGTAATTGCGTTCTGCCCCTGAATCCATGTTTCTACAACAGGACGAGGGAAACCAGCAGCTTCTAGATCCTCAAAGCTATCTTCAGTGAGATTGCCATAAGCAAGGAATTCGTTCTGGAGAACATCAAAGGATAGACCATTCTCAGTAATGAGTGCTTCTACATCGTCTACAGATGTACTAACAACCTCATCAAGATCAAACCCTTCTCCACTTTCTTCCTCTTTTATCTTCTCACCACGACCAAGCTTCTTCTCAAGCTCACTATAAGCCTGAGCCATCTGCTCAACACTGCTAAACTTTTCAGGCAACCAGTCAGGACGTTCATCACTGTCTGGATTATTGTTTGCCTCAATCTGTTCAGCTTTATCTAGCATAGCCTCAACATGTTCTGCGGACTCTGCTCCATTAGTCTCTTCTACAAAGGTGTTAATGCTCTGTGCATCCATATAGATTATACTTTATATTTAAGACCATTGAAAGTAAACGTACTTTCTCCGTTCTTTTTAGCTGTTGCATATGTGTTACGCCATGTCATAGCTGAATCACTATTCCTACGGAAGATAGGATAATCACCACCTTTGGTGTGTACATAATCCACAACATCCTTTTTGAACTGTGCTTCAGGAATTGTTACAGAAGGGGTAGCGGCTTCAGCATCTATCTCTCCACTTGCAGCAGCATTCTCTGGAGACTCGGTACTACCTACTGAAGTTTTCTTATTCAGAGGCTCAACCTGTGTTCTATCTCCCTGCTGTCCGTTCCGTGAGGCTGCAATACCAAGCCCAGCTGCAACAGCTGCACCAGTAGCTAGCTTCCTACCTGTGCCTGTTTTAGAGGGAGCCTCAACACGACCACCTCGCCTAGTAAGTGCTGTAGTCTGTGGTGTAAGAACTCTATCACCTTTTACAGTCTGTACAGGTGCTTCCATCCTTGTCTCACCTCGCTTAGCAAGTGCTGTAGTCTGTGGTGTAAGAACTCTATTACCTTTTACAGTCTGTACAGGTGCTTCTGTTTCTGTTGCTTCACGCTTGACAAGTGCCGTAGTCTGTGGGCTTTCAGATACATTTTTGGTTCCCTTTGTAGCCCTCTTGGTTCCCTTTGCCATATTGGCGTGAAGACTAGACATAAACTTATTCATGTCTGCTACTGCTTCGTCTGCTGTCTTCGCAAAGACCCAGTATTTTCCTGCACCAGCTCCTGTTTCTGTTACCTTACCCTTAAGTTCATCAGGGGAGAAGCGTACAGTACCCATAGCAGCTTTCTCTTGAGGAGTAAGAGTAATACCTACACGGATGCTACGGGTTTTAGCAGGATCACCTGCTTTTGTTCCCATGTTAAGGGCTTCGTTCTCGTATTTTCCTTCTTCAATAATAAGTCTTCCAGCATTATCACGACTCATTCCTGAATTGATAGCACTCTGTCTAACTTTAGAAGCATCTTTGGTTGCGGTATACTGAAACAGTCCGAATGTTTCACCACTCTTATTAATTGTGCTTGCAAAATAACAACTATTTCGTTAAAAACCTTTGTGTTTCAGAAAAAAAGGCTACTTTTGCGCACTCGTGAAATAATACATATAGTCTAATTTATTAGTAAGTAAAAAATTTATTGAAATGACAGAACAAGAAAACAAAAACATTGAGGAGCAAGAAGCTGCTCAGGTAAACGAAACCCCCGATTCAGCAGCTGTAGAGCAAGTTGAATCTAGCTCGAAGTCAGAAGACATTCAAGCTGAAACAAACGAAACCCCAAATGTACCTCAGGAAGAAACAAAAGAAACACCTGATGTAAAAAAAGAAG